TGGGACAATCCAGTTGGTTCTTTGCGCCGTCATTTGGTGTTGCAGCGATCTTCCGCTTCCTTCTATTCCTCCAGGGATTCCACAATTGGACGCTCAATCCCTTCCATATGATGGGAGTTGCTGGTATCCTAGGTGGAGCACTACTCTGTGCGATTCACGGAGCAACAGTAGAAAACACTCTGTATGAAGACGGTGATGCATCAAATACATTCAAAGGGTTTGAACCCACGCAAGAAGAAGAGACCTATTCAATGGTTACTGCGAACCGTTTCTGGTCACAGATTTTCGGGATTGCTTTTTCTAATAAGCGTTGGCTTCATTTCTTTATGCTCTTTGTTCCCGTTATGGGTCTGTGGACTAGCTCTATTGGTATTATTGGTTTGGCTCTTAATCTTCGTGCCTACGATTTTGTAAGTCAGGAAGTGAGAGCAGCAGAAGATCCTGAGTTTGAAACTTTCTACACAAAGAATATTCTTCTTAACGAAGGACTACGTGCTTGGATGGCACCTGTTGATCAACCACACGAAAACTTTGTATTCCCAGAGGAAGTCTTGCCCCGTGGCAACGCACTCTAAAGGATGCTGTGGGGCAGGATGTCCTGACTGCCCCTTCCGACCTAAAACCAAATAGTGGGGTTCTCTGAACTCCTTTTTTTATGATTAGTTCAGATACGCCTTACAAGTTGGCTGAGATCATTAGAGATACTTGGCCACAACTTTACAGATCACTCAAAGTATCCTATAATAAAGAAAAGAGATCAGACAATGAAAAAGTATAATGAAGAATATTTTTCAGTGATTAACAGAAACACTGGAAAAAAAATTGTGGATTGTGCTGAGTATTCTGATGCAATGATGATGTTTGATATTGATCCACACAATCGTCAGATTACAAGGAACAAGTTTCTGATGGGTCAGGTGGTGGACGTTCAGATGCCTAAGGCACTACCAACCAGCGAGATCGTTGTGAATATGGACGGTGGTGTTGGTGGTTCCTGGGAAGTTCGTGAACCAGAATCACTGCCTCAAATCAAACTCCCAGACCGCCAGGCAGAACCTGTGAGAGTATGAATCACCGCAAACATAAACAAGCGGAGAACGCAAGAAAACCCAAGAAGGAACAATACAATCCTTATGCAAACGATCCACCAGAGGCTTTTTGTCCTTATTGTGGAGAGAAGGGAAAATCTTGTTCTTATGTGAACAGTTTAAGTCGTGCATGGTCAAGAGGTGCTTGTAAAATTAAAAACAAAAAATAGCTTTTAATTATCTTTTGACTATAAAAATTTTTCCGGTAAAAAATCCTCGCACGATAAGTTATAAATATTTTGTCGCGGAATTAGTATGCCAAGAAATGAGTTTACTAAAGATGAAATCAAACTTAGGGTTTTAAAATTAAAACATCAAGTGCAAACAGAACATAGATATCCTGGAGAAAAAGAACTTGCCAATAAGTACTTAGATGAAGTATTGTTTATTATTGATCAATATTCTAGATGACTTATGACCTTGCCTCAACAAGAACATAACTCTCTCCTAGCTACCAGAGAGTTTTTAAAACTACTTTTAGATGAAGATAGATTTCCAGATCTACCCGAAAAAGTAATCATGTCTGTTAAAAGTTTATTGGAATATTATCCATCTCGTTCTCGCATAGACGAATTATACAAGGGACAAACTTTTGAAAATATTCAATATGTAGTAAATAGTGATACCGATAAAATTGTTAATGATAATCAAACTTGGGAAACTCCTGGATATAAATGGAAAACTGAAGTACAATATATCAAATCGCAACAATGAAACTTTTTAAAGATTTTTTATTAGAAGATGATTTTAAAATTTGTTATAATGATTTGTTAAAAAAATTATCATCAGAATCTTGGAATTATACTAAAATCACCTGGACTAGCTCAGATGTTACTCGTGGTACTACTGGATCTGTATTATCGTCTTCTGTTTCTCAAGAAGTCTTTGACTTACTCATAGAAAAATTTTCCAAAATATTAGATATATCTTCTTTTGGAAAAATTGCAATGATGTATTATGTTTGGCAACCTTATTCTGGACTAGCTTTACACGATGATCATTGTTTTCAAATGGCCGCTACCATTTATTTAAATCAAGATTGGCATGTTGACTATGGTGGAATATTTTTATGGAAAGAATCTAAGGAAGATGAAATTTATAAAGCAATACCACCAATAAAAAATATGATGATATTAAATGATCAACTACAAGATCATATGGTAACTCCAATTTCTCCTTTGGCTACAGATTTAAGAACAACAATTCAAGTTTGGTTTAATAATGTGGATTAAAATTGTTTTATAAATTATTAAATAATCTTTTTTCGCAAATAAAAATTATGACAGAACCCTATTACATCGTCAGTGATGACGAATCAAAAAGAGATAAATGGAATCGTGGTTTAGATTTGTTCATTGAGTCTGTGCATAAACCCGATAACGAACTGAGACAGTGTGCTCACAATCAAAAATGTTATCACGAGTTGATGGATGTAAGAGAAACAGTTCTAGAATATTTAAAGACTCTTCGTTGGGACTAATATGCAGAATTACTACATATGGTTTGGTCTGTTTGCAGTAATATCTTATATAATAATCAGTGATAAAAATACTTCAGATGCGTTTGTTTATATCTTTGATATTGTGAAAATTCGTATTAGAAAAAGAATTTGGTGGTTAAAAAATAACCCCAACAATCCAATAGTAAAATATTTAATGTGGAGACGAGCAATAAAACTTGCTAAAGAATTACAAAAAGAATTTGGAAAATGAATAGTCTTTTTGATTATGTGTATATTGAAAATATTTTTTCAAAAGAATTTTGTCGTGATTCAATAAATCATATCAATAAATTAGAATGGAATTTTCATACTTGGTATGCAAATTCAAATGATATTACATCAAAAGACTTCATGACTACCTATTCTGAAGATCTGCAACAAAAAATGAAATCAAAAATTCATTCTTTTCTTTTAAACTATGTTAAAAATATAAAACAATCTTTTGCTCTAAGTCAGTTTTCAGAAATAAGGTTTAATATTTATGAATCTGGTTGTGGAATAAAAGAACATATAGACCATATTCATTCTCTTTTTGATGGAGAAAGAAAGGGCATACCAATATTAAGTATGGTTGGATTATTTAATGATGACTATACCGGAGGAGATTTTATTCTTTGCAATGAAAAAATTGATTTAAAAATGGGAGACATTATTGTTTTTCCATCAGTATTTCTTTATCCACATTCGGTAACTCCTGTGATTAGTGGTACTAGATATTCTTGGGTGCTTTGGTCGTATTAAAAAAATGTATCATTATTTTCTTTTTCCATCACTAGTAAGCCTTATCAAATGTGAAAATTTTAGTGATATCCAATCTGATTTAATATCTTGGATTTATAATTATCAACAAAAAGATGAAGGCAGAGTCCTATCTAACATGGGTGGATGGCAATCTTCAAAAAATCCACTTGAAGAGAGGAGTTTTGATAGATATAAGTCATATATTAAAGATCATATAAATGAAATATGTAATGATACATTAAATGCTGAGGTTATTTTAGATAATCTATGGATCAATATTAATAAAAAAAATGACTTCAATTGGAATCATATACATCCACAGAGTCACCTTTCTGGGGTGTTTTGGGTAAAGTGTCCAAAAAATTCTGGAACTTTAGTCTTTGATTCTCCAAATAATTTTAGTGATCATAGAATTTATCAAGCGATGAAAAAAAATTATTCAACAAAGTTTTATATGCACGAGGTATCTAATTTTCAACCAGAAGAAGGTAGTTTAATTTTATTTCCACCAAATTTGAGACATGGAGTTACTCCAAATCTATCTAATGAAGATAGAATTTCCATAGCTTTTAATCTACAACTAAATTTAATTGAATCTGAATGATCTTGCATCATCTGTAGTTTTGTGGTAAAATAAAAGAAGTTAAAACGATGACCGTGAGTGATAGAGCAAAAAATTTGATGGATGATATTTGGAAATCTAGAAATTCCGGTGCAGATACTGAACAAAAGTTAGTAGCACAAATTTTAAAACTCTTTTTGAATTATGTTACTCTCTATGAAACAGAGAATAAAATGATAATGTTGTCTACAGATGATATTGCAAATCTTTCTAACGAATTGGAGACTTTAGAATGAAAGATCTGAGAAAAATTAATCCTTCATTTCGTAAAATCCGAGAAGGGGATTATGTGAAATTTGTTGGATGCACTAAAGAACAAGTCAATTGGGGAAACAATACAGATCCAAATGATTTTCTAGTTCATGGTGGAGTTTATTTTGTTGAAAAGAAAATTGTAAAATCTTCTCATA